TGATATAGATTTGTTCGTTCAACGCCCGTATGATATTCCTTGTCTCTTCGCTCGGATACAGATCAAAAGGAGTCGTGTCATAGAAATTACCGCTCCATCCTAGATGTCCAGCAGCATAATCCCATAGATAACTACTGAACTCAATAGTGCCGTTCTCTAAACCAATCCTACTCCAGTTTCCATTACCATTATAGTTATAGATTTCCCATTTACCGGCGCCGTTCTGTAGGACCTTTGCTAGCGTATTTACCGGAGGATTGAGAGCGGACAGGTCAGCATAGAACGCGACTTGTATAGTCGCTCTCGTGCTATTGCCATAACCAGGTGCCCACCAGTCTATGTAACTCCAGTACTGGGTCGTGTCGTAATAAGTAAGACCATTGCTTGGATTTATAGGCCCTATTAGGAACAAGAAGGATAGTTCTTCTCTGAGTTCAAAGATAGGATACTGTGCGAGTGTAGTATTCGCATATGTTAGATAGTTTTTAAGTGCCAAGAATCTATCATAGAAGAAACTCTGTTTTGGTCTTGATTGAACACCGGATTGTACTGCGAGCGGCAGCGCTGGATCCGGAACAATCTCACCGGAAGGATCGCACCCTGATAGCGAGTCAAGCATCCTAGCATACAGTGATGTAGGTGTGCCATACTGATTATACACGTTGCCATGCGAGATTTTAGGAAATCCTGGCAAGAAGTCATCAGGATAGTTCTCTCTGATAAGGGCGAACTCTTGGTGATATGCGTCATCAGTAGTACCATTCGCGAATCCTATATGGAACACAGTATCAGTATTATTGAAATAGCTCAACGCATTGTATAGCGCGAATGTATTTGGAAGCAACGGTGCCATAAATGAGATACCCGATGCTATTGGATTTTGGATGTAGGATGCGACAACGCTATCTGATAGCGTCTTGTTAGTCTTACTAAAGATGATATTAGTATTGCGAACCCAGAAATAGTATACAGGTGAGATTATATTTGAAGCATTCAAGGTATTGTTAACTGAATATGTATTCACATCATAGGGTACACCAGGACCCTGATAGTTTACAGGAGGAACGAAACTTGCGATCCAGCTATAGACTGCTACATCTGATCCCGGAAAGACGGCACCCCAATATTGGCTGTTGTAAACAGCGTCATCGTTTTGGTGATAATTCACAAACCTGATGTTAGTCGTATCTAACCATAGCCTGCCCACATGTTCGGCGCCCCAAATCATACCCGATTGGCCAGAAGCATCAACATTGTATTTTGCAGGGTCAGTACCAGTTATAAAGTCAAGGTTCTCTCTTGCTGCACCTAATAGTTTACCTTGCAGAGGATCTATATAATCCAGATTTACAAGTGTGTTATTAGTAGTGGCGCTGTATAACTGTGTATTCTGAATAAGATTGATATCTACTACTGGAGCAGAATTTCTGTATACTGCCCAGTCTGAAATACCCGTTTCATTTAAATATGATATGACTTGTCCGCCTTGAGTTGAAGGCATGAAGTTAGGCGTACCTATAACAACTACATTATCGTTGAAGTCTAATGCAGTGCCATATCTTGGTTCGTATCCATAATCAAGTGATTTGTCATTCACGCTCTGTGCATATACATATGCACCTGGATCAGATATATTCTCGTTGTAGTTTGCAAGATAGTCAAACATGTAGACAGCACCTGCATTCGGATACGCATCAACAAACTGTGTAGCATTATTGTCAAATACAGTGTCATTGTCTAGATTAAATTGGTCCACAAAATCAAACACAGTGCCTTCATATCTTGTACCTACTGGCGCAGAGATTACCACACTATTGCCGCTGATTTTGATAGTAGAACCGAACTCAGTCGGACCTGTACCATGTGGGCATTTGATTATTTGCGTCTCTGTATATAGGGTAATTCCTAGTTCTGACAGAACAGTATCATCAAACGCACTGATAACCAATTTGTTATTGACCGGAGCAATGGTTGTATTGATAAGTTGAATGATCAACTTATTGTCGTCTGTTGCCGCTGCTTGGACATTTATGATTTTGCTATGATTTATGATGTTAGCTATGCTAGCTGCATCGCCTGCATTTAGATTTACTGTATAACCATTTATCAATACAGTTTTATTACCAGTGACATTGCATTCAGCAGTACCTATAACCATGCCGTATCTTGCACCACCATTTATATAACTGTATACAGCACCTTCTTCACCGTTAGTGTCAATCTCGTATGGTGAACCGACAAGAATATTTGTACCAAAGGTATTCATATCTGTAGCGTATCCGAACTCAACATCAGGTCTATTCGTGTAGATTGAAGTGAGTTCTTGTGCTAGGGTGAACTGGCTATCATTTACAGAGATGATATCTCCTGCTAATAGTGGCGCCGTATAATAGAATGTGGTACCGATCACAGCATAGTTGTTGTCAGTTACTGATACACCATTACGAGAAACATATAGCGGAGCGATCTGGTCGTATACATTGCAAGTCAGTCCGGTGCAGTCTGCTAGATTAATAGGGGTATTCGTTGAACGGGATGTTTTAATCGTGAAGGTATCACTAACGATCTCGCAGACATAGTAGACAGTCAGGGGTTGAATACCAGAGATGCCTAATGAACCACCACTAAAGATTACTGGATCATTTACGCTAAGTCCGGCAGCACTAGAGACCGCTATGAAGTTACTGCTAACTCCGGTTATTGGTCTAGTTATCTGATCTGGAGTCCATGCCAATGTGAACTGTTGCGGACTCCCTGTGACCGAAGTATAGTTAGCTATGAAGTTTTGCAGGGTTCTCTGGTATGTATAAGCAGTACCCCAGTTGCTAATTGTCGGACTATAGTCTTTGAATGGTGCACCTACGACAAGCGTATCTCCATTGTAGTTCGTTGAGAGCGAGAAACCAAACTTATCACCTGAAACGATTCCCACATCACTTCCAACAATCGTGTTTGCCAACTCATATGTGACCTGTGTCGCAGTACCAGTTCCTGTGCCTATTCCAGTTGCAACAAAAGTGATGCCAATCTGATTATCAGCCGCTCCGATAGCAGTGAAGTCAGTGTCACCTACGCTAGTGATAACATATGTTTGACCTAATGTGAAATACCCTGCATTAAGATTTATGTTACCTTTACGATATACATAGACCAGATTGCTGGTGACATCAGAAACATAGATCCAGTTTCCATCACCTGAGATAGCAACCTTATCTGCTGCTGCTGGAACGATTGTCTGTGCTAGAATAAGATCATTGTAGGTAATATTCGTGTTGTTTAATACATAGACATACACCGAAGCAGTATTCTCAGGCTGAGTGATTACATAAGTATTTCCTGCATATACGATATTGGAACCAAAAGATGCACCTTGTGTAAATGTCTGACCTAATGCATATGATTCAGTTAATGCATTGTAAGAATAAATGTATACTTTACCTTCACCGGCGTCGCTTATCATATAACCGATATCAGGTGTATAAGCAACCGCAGTGCCTAATGTGGTTGATTCAAGTTTTTCTAGCGCATTTTGATAGAGGTAGTTTATAGTCTTGCGATAGACTGCCCAACTGCCGTCATTGTTTTCATCTACCCAGAAGGTATTGGCTATGAATTCATTTTCAGTAAGATCATAGCTAATGAGTTCTGATGGGGTTGCGACCCGATGCGATTCAAAGGACATACCCAATCCTCCACCCTGAATGATAACAGGAGATGAAGTAGGCAACGAGATGTTAATAATTACTTGATAAAGATTTACAGACTGAACCACTAGATAATAACCATCTATCTGTGTTGAGAAGTTGACGATTGCCATAGGATCTAATGCCTGCAATCCATGAGGTTGAGAGAAGGTAATAGTAGCAGTCTGATTAAGATTATTCTGAACGGCAGTTATTTCACCGATAGTTTTCCATCTATAGACTGCCCACTTCTCCTTGAAGTTAGCCAGCCAAAGATATTCACCTACATAGAAGTTCTGAATAGGAATTATAGTTCCAGTTTTATCTACTGCGGTTGGTAAGCCAGAATAGAAATAAGAAGACATCTTGATATCATTGAAGTTGACATATCCTGCACTAGGGAATAGGAATGATGTAGGTTCGGTGCTAGTAGTGTTCAAAATGTTTTCATTAGTAATCTGTCTACTATAGTTGAACAAATTATATATAGGGATGACTTGCAGTGATCCTGGGGTTGATGGACCAGTACCATCAGTCAAGCTGATGATTGAAGGGTCTCCGGTCATGTATTTTTGATCAGTCCTGAAGTCAATGAAGTTCTGATTTAATACTCCACCGTAATCACCTATCTTAATAGACCAATTCTCAAATGTCTGGTATTGAATTCCTCCTTGTGGGAGGTTGGCGCCATTAAATGCATTGATAGCATTTAGCGTGCCCTTATTGATGATCATGTTCTGATATATTTGAACTTGTGCAATGTCGGTAAGATCAATAAGTGCGAGATAATCTCTAGGACGATAACCGATCAAGGAGAACGCGAGTAGATCAGCATCCTGCTGCAGGTTTGCTTGATAGATGTCATAATAAAGCGTACTCTCATATGCACGGGTAGATGGGTTCGCCAACAATCCTTGCTTTGATGTGTCATATGTGATCTCTTGCCATGCCAGTTGGTCAAAGGTCATTGCCGGCTCTATTACTTTTTGTGAAGCCCAATACTTATTCTTGTAGATAACAATCTCGCCTTTGGTGTACTTTAGATTTCCGTTCCATTGCTGAATGTTATTCTGATTGAAGATGAAGCCTAGAGCATTTACAGTACCGTTCCATTCAGCAGACTTCGCGCCTCGGACACTGATGCGATTCTGGCGCAGACCAGTAACTAGGTTATATATCACATCGTTAAACAGGGTCGTGTTATTAAATACGATACCATGTTCAAAGTTGCTTATGTTAAACTGGGCATATGCCATAGCATCGCCATTGTTCAACGTATGGACATTAAACGCAGTTCCGTCACGATTGATGCATAGGTCCTTCAGATTGATAGGATATAGATTTTGATTCAGTATGAAGTTATGCTCTTGGACGGTCAGCGGCTGAACCAATGCAGTTGCTGGATCAATAGACATGTCTGTCGCAGCAGGATTTAACGTGATGAGGCTACCGTTAGTCCAACCAGTCTGGGTCCAATATAGGAATTCATAGACCATTTGCTTCCAGTCTATTACCATACCATTCTGGGTATTGTTAAAAATCATTCCTTTAGATTCTAGGTTGGCCCCATATGCTAATATAAATTGTGACAGTTCTTGTGTATTATAAAATGCAGTGCCATAAGGAATCAGGGTTTTTGTTTTATAATAGGAAGTTGTGATTTTAATCGTCTGTTTTAATATGGTTATTGTTTCTGTCTGACCGCTGTACATAGGATCAAGGATTTCAAAGTATGCGAGGTCTTGTGAATTACCAAATACAGTCCAATATCCTTCATTCTGCTGCACAATAATGCCGCTGAACATGATACTATCAAATGGTTGATTCTCATATAACAGAACAGAATAGCTCTCGTCAGGAATTAATAATGAAGAATTAATGTTGGTTGGAGATGGTTTCTCAACAAAGAACTGCAACTGATCTTTATCGCTGTATCCAGCTAGTCTATAAACTAATCTTACATCTAGATTGTTTAATAAAGTAGTGATAGTGTTAGTGGCATCTACTCCTTGTTGCTTTTGGTAATCAACAATCCAATTAATATAGCTAGTTTTTGCGATACCATTACCGTACACTTGAATATTTGAGATGACAAGATGGCTTCTATCGTTGACCAAATACTGATCAAACTCTGCGTTATACTTGTAATTGTCTAAATCAACTCCTAAATTATAGAATTCGGCTGGCTTCGTTAACGCAAATATCCTCATGAGGTCGAAAGGATATGTAGAACTGCGACGATAACTTAGTTCTGTAGGGCCATCATCTCCTACTACCCAATCTTTCTGGAAAGTATTAGGATTGTAATTTCCTACGATTGAATTGAGAGGTGAGAGCAATTGTCCAGCAGAGTCTACTGGAATGATTCTATTCAATCCGGGACGGGCACATTCTGGTCTTACATAAGAGTTGCCGTTATTCCAAACATAACCTGCTTCCAAATCTCCCCAAAGAACACCGTTGTCACTGGTGTAAGGAGCAGGACCATATCTAGTTTCCCACCAAATAGGCTGATCAGTGAAGCCCAACATCTCCCATGGAGTTTCGTTAGGTGTAGTGGTGTCATAGAAATATTCATAGACACCTCTCCAATATCCTTGTTGTATAGGAGCACCATTTAACTTGTTGCCTGAGTTTGTGTAGTTGTACCCGAATTCATAATTTTTAGTATAATACTGTGTCTTATAATTCAGGCGATTCTGACCGATCCAGTTCAGGAATGCTGGACTATAAATGTCTAGGAATTCGCTCCAAGTATAACCAGTGTTTCTAAAGAAGCCCGGAACGACCTCAAACTTTGAGATAGGAACAGTAGTACTCAACTTGAGGTTATTATAAATCCTTAATTCAAATTCTAATAATGCTTGGTCTCTGAAGTCAACGAGTATTCCTAATTCTGCATTATAGTCACCATAGAGTTTAGTAAATGATCCGTCATGTCCCCTGATAAAGTATGTTGGTATCAAGTAGTCACTATCAAGAACGACTCCTGGTTGGAATGAAGGATATAACCCCAATTTGGTTGGAGTATTTGGAACATAAGAACCGTATGTTTGGTTATATTCGTTAATCGTGATTCGGTCTTGATCCTGCAAAGGAATAATGATTGACAATGACGGGGTTGTAGTACTGACAATATAATCTACGCCAGTCGTCAATTGCTTTTCGACCGTGACCCCATCAATTATTCTATAGAGATATACTAAAACGCCGTTATAGTTAGCACTGCTGAAATTGTATACTTGCGTTAGGGGATATATAGAAACATCTAGCCCATTATTAAAGACATATGTGTTTGAGACATAGGTAGTTTTTGATGGTAGCATATCCGACCAAAAGAATGAGTTGACCTCACTCATTGAAGCGGTGATCTGGGCTAGAGCAGAGTCTAAAATCTGTGAAGGGGTATAACGCTGGACAAAATCAGTGTTTTGGACGGTATCTACTATAAGCTGCTTGTAATTGATATAGGATCTGCTATTATAAAGCAACGAGTCAAACAAGTTGGTACTCAGCGAACGCAAGAATGCACCAGGTAGAACTAATGATGAAGAGTTCTGGATCAGTTTAGTACCGTATGGCACGAGATTTCCTAAATCTCTGAAGTTGTTTGCACCGTAAATATCACCAGTAGTGCCAGGAGCATTGATAAAGATGTCGCGATATTGATTGCTGATGTCTCCGTAATTGACGACCGTCAAGTCTTCGTTGAACGGATTGTTGTTAAGATTGATCGGAATACTATAATATGCCGCCGTGCTTACTTGGTCGCTTATAACTAATACTTGAATCACTGTGCTGGTTAAGATATAATTTGTGATGTTAGTAGATAAACTGATATTAGTCGTAGTAGATCCGATAGTAACAGTATAATTAGCCGGATCCTGATACACGTTGTTTACGTAGACTTGAACTGTTGGCCAACCGACACTATTCGCGATACCAGTACCAGCGCTTGCACCTGACACTGTTCCGGCACCAATCACAGCAGTGCCGTTATATGTAAATGTGCCACCTACAACAGGAGTACCTACATAACCTATAGCGTTCCAATTAGTAGCGCCTAAAGATACGATAGTGTATTCGTATTCGCTCAACATAGCATTGACAGAGATTGGGTTTGTCAGATTCGCAACAAACTTTTCTCCTATTATATTTGCAGCAGCACCAAACGAGGTGAAGTCAGTTGTTCCTGGGAACGATATAGTATATGTGCCGCCGTTGACAAATCCGCCAGCAACCGTAGTTCCTGTTGGTTCTGGTGTAGCAGCGATGTCACACAATAAATTATAAGTAGGATTAACAGGGTCATAGTTGAAACTAAAGATTTGATACTGTTCGCTAGGAGCAACAGCAGTCTGCCATCCTAGCTGTCTTTCATAAACAGTGGATGATGTATAGTTGTATACGTATCCAATATTGATATTTTCAGTGATAGGGGAACTTCCGCTGACATACGTAAACGTGTCTGTATTGAGCGATACGTCAAAGCTTATGTCTCCGGAATTTGCGATTGAACTGTATCTTACTGGGAATCCTAACACTGAGTCAGGAGATCCGCTGCCGATACCATATGCAAACAGTTTGCTACCGACAAACGATGAGCTTGGATATACTGCCACATCGCTCAGGCCGATTCCATTTGAGTCAAAGATATCAAACAACGGTGCCTGATTTACGGTGATCTTTTGTTGAGATTCGATCCATTTAATACCATCATACCAGAAACTGACACCTTGATAATTGTAGCCACGCACTGCGACTGTTTGTGTTTCGGGAACGCAGACACCATCCTCAGCAACAGTAAGCGTGAGCACCGGCCGGGTATCAGGTACGATGGTGGAGAACTCAGAAACATATATCTTGTTTCTTACATTTGGATCAGGAATACTAGCAGTGCCGGTACCTGTGCCGACGCTAGTAGCAATGAACTTTGTACCAACTGTCGGGACACCGATAACACCGATAGCATTCCAGTTCGTATCACCCAAAGTCACGATAGTGTATTCTTGTCCGACCGTGAACTCGCTGGCAGCAAACACATCGCCGGCAGCAGCAAAGATGATGCGGGCACCTGAGAATAGAGCATAATCATTTAAGGTATTAGCAGATGCGACAAATGAGATATCACTTCCGCCTGCAAAAGTTGCGGGGCTTGCCCATGACACAGTGATCGTTAATGTGTCAGTTCCGGTAATATCAGTGATCTGAGCGTTTGTTGGCAGTTCACCAAGAGAATCAGAAATATACATAAGATTCTGAATCTCTCCGGTAACCGAAGTTGCAGGAACTGTGATAGTAGTTGTCGTCGCACTTGCTGCTGCTGATAGCGTAGCAGTCGCATTTGTGTAGACTTGAACATCTGGATAATAGTTTAATGCACCTGCAACATCAACTAAAGGACTCACTGTCCTAGTATCAACGAAGTCTACTGGGCTTTTGCCATCAATACCAGTATTGAATAGTTTTAGATTTGGATAGAACTCAATGATAGGACGGGCCGCCTTATTGGTTGCCGTCGCATATGCTGTAAGTATATCAGGATTATTATTGTATACCGCAGTGGCATTGATGACATCAATATGGAACCATCTATTACTTCTAGACCATGGGTTTCTGCTTATTGAGTTTCTTGCAATAGTCAAGTAATCTGGTAACACAGGAATGTATAATTCTGCGTCCCAATTCGTAGTATCAAACGGAGTTGAGTCATAAGGAACATAGTTACCTTGAGTGAAATTTTCTGGGCATACTAGCTCACTGACTGCGACTAATTCAATCGCAGTTCCTACACCTTGAACATAATATTGACCCGTTAAATAACTTGAAGGAACAATATTTCCGTTAAACTGAACCTTTAGACCATTAGTAAATTTTACTCCATTAGGAGAAGTATAATTTTTTCTACCTAAAATCTGCGTAGCTACATCTATGCCGTTGCTGGCGCTGTTATCAATGAGTTTGATGATACCTACCTTATCCGCGTAAGTCCCGTCTTGATAATAAAGCGTATCAAGCGGTGCAGTTATGGCAGGAATTTCCTGTAGGTCGCCGAGGGCATCACGATAGAAAGGTATGCTCCTATATTGTTGTCCTAATTGGGGAATGATACGTTCATTGATTGGAATAGCTCCGGCTGGATAGAGCCTGACTACAGGATCAGAAGGATCCCCTACGTATTCAATCTGATAAAAATTGTCTCTTACCGTAGTCGTAAATCCATCTTCAAGTTGACCCTGATTGATCACGACTCCCATATTACATGTGCCAACAGTCAAATTTAGAGGTGTCCCATCAGCGATACTGGATACAGAAAAAGTTACAGAATCTTTGATTTCACTGATGTAGTAAACTTGACCATCAGTGATGCCGCCGAACACATTATTAAATGTGACCGTCGTGTTAACGACCATATTATTTGTGTTACCAGAAGATAGGATGAGATAATCAGTGCCGCTTATGTTCGCGATGCTTCCTACGGTTAAAGTTTGTTCTGATCTAGGAACATTATCAAAATTGATTGGCATGGCACCGGCACCTGGTATCAATGCAAGATCAGAGCCGCCGGGCGTAGCAGAGATAGTAAAATCAACTGAGTTCAATATTGAACTGATATAGTAGAACTGTCCTGCATTAATGCCACCAAATGTGGGAGCGTCAAATGTGATCAAGCTCCCTCCAGTGAACATGTTCGTATCGCCGGTACTTAGTGTAAAGTTAGTGGCACTAGAACTTCCGACCGTCAGGGTCAGAGGAGTGACTGACTGTATTAAAGTGCTGTTAGTGTCATATGGAACTCCATCCTCACTGAAATAAGAAGAGACATATCCAGTAGGATTGCCCGGATCAATTCCAGTACCATAGAACATCACTGTCAGACCTTCTAGCGATGTCACACCATCTATATTCTCAAATGATGACAAGAGTTGACCGTTGATGCTCTCAAATGGAGTCGTGCTAACTAGATCAACTGTAAGATTACCAGGAATTATGTATTCATTCTGTGCATCAGCAGCAGGAACATTGAAGGTCACAGTTCCTTGTTCGGCGCCGTTGTTGGTTACTCCGAAAACATTTCTTGTGTAGATATTTTGATTAGGGGGAGGCTCATAGCCTGACGTTCCAGGAAGGGTCTGAATCCAAAATTGAGAAGCTTGATTTACAGTGAATGTATATGTTCCTCCCCTTATTAGAGTGAGGGTAGGATTGATGCTGCTGCCGACTTGATTCTGTATTGAAACTTCATAACCATTAGGTAGGTCAGTTATCACATACTGTTCGGTAGTGTAGATAGTACTGGCTGCAACAGTTACTGCTGGTGGACCTAATGGCAACCAATAGTATTCGTTGAAATTGATGAGTTTATCTAGATCAGCAAAAGAATCCCAAGAATAGAATTGGCTGTTGAATAACGCGCTGTTGTTATCAGTTGCACCACCGTCTGTTTTAAGGGCATCGATGATTCCTGGATAAGAGATAAAGTCATCAGCAGTTCCGGCAACTTCGGTTTGAGATGTAGGAGGAGCAGTAAAAATTACGCCTGGATCTAATTGATAATCTGTGCGTGTTTTGGTAGGTTCCGTGACATAGTAATCATTGGCATTCACTCCGTAACCAAATCTACTACCGACATAACCTTGTATCTTAGTAGATACAGGAGGATTAACAAGTTGATCCAGCGTAGCTGCTAAGAATTGCGAGTTAGACGGAGTCTGAAATATTTCCGGAAGAAATGTTAAAGTTCTTATTCTAGTGTTTGCCATTTTGTATGCTTTATCCTATTTGCAATTCAGTGGGTGTTAATGCAGGAACCACGACTATCGTGTCAGCAACTGCGGCATTCGCGAAAATCTCATAAGGTAAGCAAGTTATCTCATATAGATATCCGAACGGTTTGCTTGGATCATTTGGTACAAGAACCACTGCACTAATTAATTCTCCACACTGTGCATGAAGATATGCACTTAGTTCTGAGAAATAGAATGTGGCTCCGAAGTTCCAGTTGTTGATGTCAAAGTAGTTATTCATCGCCGCTAACACCGCGCTGACAATTTGATTATTACTATAACTAGTATTTGCTGCAGGGACAACCTTTAGTGTAGCTTGTAATGCTGGATCTGCTTTGGGTCCAAATAACGGCTTAAATACTGCACTGTTTAGGATCACTGCATCTGACAACATTTTATAGTCTTGGACGTTTCCATAATCTTGATTTAACTCATCTAGAGTAGGAGGATCAGGTTCAGGAATAGTATTTGTAGTATCTTGAATATAATTAGTATAAGAAGTATAATATGATTGGGTTAACACGTACAAGTCAATAATATTTGTTACAACTGGATCAATTCTATTTGTATCATTTGAATTATGTTTGTATTGAAAAGAAAGTCCTTGTCTACCGGGCAATACTGAATATTGAGGTTGCACAATCATAGTATATGAAGGTATAATTACAGTTGGATCTTGCACAGAAATATAAAATACTCCATTTGGTAAAGAAGGATCATTTGGATTAGTCTGGTTGTACGCATAGAATAATTGTCCAACCGGGTAGTCATACTTAACTACTTCTATTTCTCCTAGAGTAGCATAGCTGTAAACCACTGACGATGATGGCACTAAGTATTCTACTGATAGATTATTAGGGTCAACTACTGTTTCAAAGAAAGTATAGATTCCAGCATTTGAACCGCCATTAACATACCCAGTAATGGTATTGAAGAAATCGGGATTCAAAATCAGTTGTTGATTGTTTACATCAGTTGCCGAGACTTCAATCTGAAATTGATTCGTGTATCCGTCAGGTAGTACTGGTTGACCAACAATGTTCAGTATATAACTTGTTCCCAGCGGTAATGAAGAACCATACTGAGTATTAATTGGAAGTACATTAATATTATCTTGTATAACAGTTCCTGAAAATGGATCATAAACAATTTGATTCTCGTTGAATATGAATCGGGTGTCTGCGACTGAACCAAAGAAATATTTCGTAGAGTGATAGGTTATAGTATAAACATTGCTATTTGGTGTGCTATAGAAATATACAAAAGCAGCAGGATCATCATAGGTAGATATTGACCATCTTTCTTGATTGACTAATAAAGAATTATCAAACACAAGACTAAAACTCTGCTGAAGTTCCATTTGAATTACTGCTTGCTGAATTAAAGTTGAATAAAATACATTATCAAAAACAGGAATAATCTGTGAAATTATCGCACCGGTAGGAATGTACCCACTCAGTGAGATAGGTCCGTTACCATTAGCAAAATTTCCCTGACCAAAATTACTTCCGTCACCTATAACTGACAACACAGTAGACCAGACATAAGTCGTATCCCCGGGTCCTGGAATACCAGACTGTAGTCTGTTATTAGAATCAAAATACTTACCTGACGGCGCAGTAAACTGCACGAGAGCCCCGGCTGTTAGATACTTTAGATTATTAGTATTGTATGTACCTACTACTATAGGAGATTTTATATCCTGAATCATGTTATATACATAACCTGTCTCAGATCCAGTATCAACGGTGCTTGTCTGCCAATAAACTACACCGTCTCCGGTTGAGGTGTTTACTGGATATCTAGTATAATTTTGAATATAATACTGATTTGCATCATTTTGTGCCAGTACCGCTGCAAGGTTATTCGTAAAAAATGATATTATATCATTAGAGTTGTTCACGGTCAGTGTTAGGAATCCGTCAGTATTATCTTGCCATAACGCACCATCATCACCAAATGAGTTGGTGCTTGAATACTTGCCTGTAGGATCAAGCAGGTCTAAATTTTTAGATACACCTACGGAAGAACGATTTAATGCTTTAGACTTGACAATTGAACTATAAAGGGTGAACGGGAAGTTGTTGTAATCTTCTCCGTTAACCATACGATTCTGAGAATAGTAACGGGTAGGAGCACGGAGTCTGATATCATCTAGCGATTCACGGGCCTGGGCATTTGATACAGTCAGTGGCAGAGCGAGGCTGACAGTGAGCGTCTGTGCTTTGTTTGTTCTGTCAATATAGGTGAATGAGACAGAGATACCATTCATCTCGCTTGGTTCAATAGTATATGTAAGGGCATTACCTGCACGGACATATGCCCTGAAGTTTCCTACTGGAATCTCAGAGAACACACCATCACCAAATACATATGACACTTGGTCATTGAATCCGGAATTTACAGAAAAGATTTTCTTACCACTAGATTCGGTTTGCAGATATGCATTTGAATATACATTAGGTACCTGTACCCACGGGATTCTTGTGCCATCAGTAGCAAATTGGTTCAACCAAGTATCTGTATTGTTGACACCTTGAATAGTTCCTATAGGAATGATCTGATTGGAGATTTGTTGTTGTAGGGCGAAATCGTATGTCTGTAGACTACCCTGCTTGAAATAGAAAAAGAAACCTGTTTGAGGACTGCCAAATCCTAATTGATCATTACGATAAAGCACGTTGAATCTACCTGAAGGTGCAGGAGGAATCTCATATACATAATCTTCATTCGCGGAAGTCACACTTACGAGTTCAAAGTTCATATTTTGACCACTGATAGAAGAAGTGAACGGTATGATAGGTAATGCTGTAGGAGCTATCTGAATAGCATATTCACTAGTTGTGACACCTAGAATATCAGCAGTATTACCTGGTTGTCCGATTCGTTGCGAACTAACAAAAGCAGCATTCCAGATAGTATTCATCTGATTTAACCAACTGGGATTAGCTGGATCATTCCAGAGAATAGTCGTATTACTCAGATTCATTCCGGTGATATCAGTTATATTTTGGGTAGTTGATATACCGGTTACCTTTAGATATCCTTGACCTGCCAGATTTCTTTTTGGAGTGTAACTGACCAGATTTGCGAGTTTGATCACTGAATCTCTGCGTTGAGCAGTGTCAATAAAATTCTCCCTCGCATTCAAGTCATCTCTGAATGCCAGCCCTTGACCCATAAATGCGATGATATCAAGTAGCGCGATGTATTCTGAGGATTCAGTAAAGTCATTGAATGTTTCCGGATAGTACAGTTGTAGATAATCAATGAAACTCTTACGCAAGGTCTCGTAGTCATAGCTTTTAAAATCCGCTTGCTGGTAAGTTTGATATAGTGCTTGCCAGTCATTCGTACCGAATAATGCTGCTTGGCGTGATGACGTTACCACCTTATTGTACTCCTTCTATTTTAGATAGAATGCAATTTTTAAAATGATATCTTTTCATATTTGACAATCCACCTTTTTTATTACAATGTGGACACATAATTATTTGTTGTGGGCCGGAATTTATACCCTTAGCATTTTCTTTTTGTTTCATTCTTGATTCCATTGATCTAGATTCGGTTTTTTTGCCTAGATTCCATGGTATGTTTCCCAGCAGCGATCTACTTATATTTTCACATCTTTCAGCAGTAAACTTTACTCCTCGACGAGGTGCAACTGACGCTTCAATATGTTCTTTGGTTTGTTTTCTTCCTCGGAGTTTTGCCGCCGTCGCTTCAACTGCTTTAGGGTCTCGTTTTTTCCCTTTCCCAGTATTTCCATTTCTAATTTTAGTAGCAATCTGTTTTTTTAGTTGCTCATCGGATACAACTCTACCGGCGGAACCATCGCCACCGTCTGTCTTATTATGTAGTATTCCGGTTCTTTGATCTTTGCGACCATACCAAATAATAAGTCTTCGTTCAATTGCTAATGCACCAATATCCGTTAAATTTCGTTCAACAATTATTACTCGGTTGAGGGCTTTGGGTGGTCTAACTTCACCCTTGCCTTTCGTCCATGCACGCAAATCTTTACCTTTACCGATATAATAAGGACTACCGTCTTCACGTAAATATGCGTACACATAAAATTCTAATGATGACATGGCTACTCTCTTTTGATTAAGTATTTATCATTATCAAAAAAGTGGATTTTATACTAGTGAGGCGGAATTAGTCTGAGAGTTAAAAAATACACTTAGTGTTTGTGGATTATTAAAGGGGAGAATAGCCATTTGAATTTCTAACAAAATACCGTTTTCTTGTGTGTACGATTTCAAATAATTAATGTCTATTCTTGGATCATTCGCTGCGATTCTTCTGATATCGTTTTCTAATAATAATTGTAAGTCGGGTGTATTTGGTTCAAAGATATAATCCCAAATTCCAGTGCCGAAGCCAGGTTGACCGACTTTTTGTCCTCGTGGAATGTTCAATGCATTGATAAAATCTGTAATTACGAGTTGCTCATCAATAGTAAGAAATTTTTTGCCAGAGTAGATAGGTGTAATAGTTGAGCCTAACCCTGAAGTAACACCGTATCCATTGATAGGAGTCAATCCATTGGGGCCTACAGCAATATAACTCGTAGACATACTGTCAATCTGAATGTTATTACTTCTGGGTTGACAAGCATTTAATGTACTGAATCCGATGTATTGTGGCATATCTTATTCCTTTATAGTATTTATATTATTGGGCGAATTGAGGATTAGATTGTTGGAATGCGTTTACTGCATCCTCAGCAGCAGCTAAAACGGCGGAGGCTGCAAGAAATGCTTGATATGCAGTGGAAATTCCGGGATCTCCAGCAGGAAGATTATTTTCGGCTGTCATGTACGCACTTTGAGTTATTGCCAGATTACTTAACGCCGATGATACTGCATTCAACAGCACGTTATACTGATCAGATAGTGCTTGGTTTGCCGCTTGTTGTGCCTCGTAAGTAGATATCGTATCTGTAGACACTGCTCCAGTCAGATTAGGAGGAGGTATTCCCGGATCACCGAGTAGACTTGTTGTCTGGGCAGTGATAGAAGTACGATCATTTGTATTGAAGCCAACTGTAGGAAGATTGATTGCTGCTGGGCCGCCTGACGCCAATGATGCTATGGAAGATTGTAATTGTGCGATTCCACCCGCCGATAATCCAGCAGAAGCTAGAGAAGTTAATCCTCCTAGTTTACTCGCAGCGGCACCTAATGCTCCAACAATTCCGTTTATAGACGAAGAAGTTAGATTAGTTAGAGTGTTAGTAGCAGATGTCAATCCTCCTAATGGTCCAGCTGCCGGCGACACTGCATTTAATGCTGAAGAATGTGCATTATCTATTAGCCCAGAAAGCGCGGTTGATCCAGGTATGCTGTTGATTGCCCCCTTTGCGTTATTAAGAACTGCTGACACTGTGTTTATTCCACCGGGCAGATTGCTTAATCCACTAGCAAGAACTGATGATGTCGCAGCCGATGCTCCTTGTTGGATAACAGATGCTGCATTTGATAGAGCCGGCAGTCCGCCTGCTGCTAATGTTGATCCTGCACCAGCAATTGCAGCAACATTGTTTACTGCATTCTCTACTCCACCGATAGTAGTATTGAGTGCGTGTCCTGTAACCGCAGCAGATATAGAGTTTGCCGCACCTGTTATACCACCTACCGTAATTCCAGTAGAAGTTCCCCCCACAGCATTGGCAATGGATGATAAAGATTTACTCACGGATGATATCTCGCCTGCGACTGACGCAATGCTATTATTTACCGCTCCGGTAGCTTTGGCAATATTACTTAATGAAGCAGCAGTAGATGTTACCGCTGCTACTGCTCCGGACACGCTGCCAATAGCATCTTTTGCTAGACTAGAAACTGAGCCGGCGGCACCTGCAAGAGAACTCACTGCTCCGGTCACTTTACCCAATAAAGAACCACTTGCTTGAGAGGTCTGATCGGCAATTGTGGCTGCTGCGGCGGCGTTTGCTTTGGCGATAGCAGTAAGATTTTGCGGTATGCCGGCTTGTAGTGGAGTAAAAGAATTTTTAATGGCATTAAACGCTGACGCTGCTATGCCTTTGCTTTGGTCTACTAATGAACTGAGGCCGGGAATTGAACTCATAGCAGTCAATGCACTAGCTACGCCGCCCAGACCACCGGTTAGGTTAGTGGCTAGTTTTGCTGCCGCACTGCCGGCGCCGATAGCACTGAGGGCACTATCTATCTTATTAACTGAACCAGTAACCGATGATGCTGCGTTTGCCGCAGCAGACGTAGCACTATTCAATGCGGCGGACCCCGAACCAACGAGAGATCCTCCGAGATTATTAACGACTCCAGCCGCGCCGCCACTCAATGCCTTAGAAACCGAATTCGCCGCGCCAGCAAGATTAGCAGCAGCATTAGCAGCAGCATTCAGTGTTCCTGATACTTGTTTGATTGCATTTATAGTTGATCCCACATCTACAGTCGTTGCTGCGTGAACTAATCCGGTAAGTGCTGCTGGTGCTTCTTTGCCAGTGATCGCACCAATGGTTGTCAATGCTGTCTGGGCTTTTTGCATACCACTAACGATGCCAGTAGCCTGAGCAGTTGTATTTTTAATCAGACTCGTCAGATTTCCTATGCCGGATGCTCCTGTGAATAATGATGCCGGCATCGCTTGTGCTATGTTTGCACCCTGCTGAACGAGCCCAGTGACAAGTGTGGCGGCTCCTGGTTTTAATATATTACCACTTACTAACTGAGCAGGGGTCTGTGCAAATGCACCTACTGCCGCGACCTTGCCCTCAGATGTTTCAATCACTGCGGCGCCCTGTGTCACGGCGGCTGCGGCTGGACCTGTTGCCGCAGCAGTTGCTTGAGCAGCTAGAGTTGCACCTGTCGTATTAGTGCTTACGCCAGCCGAAGGGGCGGCTGTTACAGGTGCAGATGCTACCGTCGCACTTGCCGGCGGAGAAGGTCCGGTCGCTGCTCCAGCAGTATTAGTCGCATCAACTGCCCCAGAAGGTGCCGGTGGTAAACTAGCAGCGGCATCAAGATTTGTTTTTGCATCCACTCCTTGACCTGCATTAGCCCACGGCGCGTGAGCAGGGGCGCGGGAGCAGACAGTGAGTAACTTTGCAGGTGCAGCCATGTAACCCTTTGTGCTGTCATGCAAGGTATCAGTCTGTGCGATGAGGGGGATGCTGGGTACTGATGCTGGCGAAGTACCGGGAGCCCCGCTGTTTAGATTCACCTTAGAACCGTTAACATACGCCTGGCCACCAGCGACCATAGACGCATCTCCTCCGGCACCCCAAGCAATAGCGCCGCCTGCTAGACCAGTGATTTTTCCTAATGCACCGAAGTTAATATCAGTAGTAGCTCTCATCTGGGTCGTTGTCTCAGAGTTAGTGTTTATGCTATTAGCTTGGAGATTAAATTTCCCCATGGCGTGCATATTAATATCCTGATCTGCGTGGAGATTCAAGTCTCCTTGAGTTCTAATATTGACTGAATTAGTAGAGTACATATCAATCGTACCTTCTTTACCTAATTCAATATAACTCTGTCCATTAGAGTGAAGTATCATGAGGGTCTGGCCGTCATCGCTCATCAGAATCTGATGGCCCAATGCAGTCCTCAATCTAATTAGCTGGTCTCTACCGATGACATCACCGTCATCCATGACGAGGCTGTGACCTCCCCGTCTTGCAACGACTTGTAGTTGGGCATCTTTGTCCGGAGTAAGATTGTTGACAACAGTAGAATCATCATATCCGCCCTGATAGATAGGTCTACCAGGAGTAGACACTCCCCAGCCTACACGACTTGCTGCTTCGCGAGATGCACTTGATGATATAGGACCACGAATAGGGTCTCGTATGATTCCTTGTTGATTCATGATTGCAGCAGAATAGCTATGAACAGGTCTAGGTGCTGAATTAAATTCCGGACTATTGGTTACTGGCGCATTGTTTGTATTAATGTTTGTTACTGGCAACCTAGTTGCACCACCAAACCCTTGTGCTTCTCCTTCATTGGCAACGATGTTATCTGCTGAACCAATAGCAGGTACCATGTGCAATGTTTCTGCTGATGGAACTGATCCTATGTAGAAACCATAGTTAGGATCACCGTTGATAAAGATACAGATAACAGTAGTTCCGATATCAGGAGGAGCGTGCCACATACCGTAGGAACTAGGATTAGATTTATAGGTGCCGTGACCGTCATTTCCAGCAGTACTCCCGACTTGACCAAAAAAGGTGCTCAGATAACTTACCGTTATCCAGTGATCAGACGAGTCAGAGTCCATTGGTGGCTTGTCAGATAACAGAACTTTAATTCTTCCTGCTCGGGTAGGATCGATGTTATCCTTAACGATTCCAAAAAGAGGAACCATTTTAGTAATAGCTCCGCCGGTATCAGGCTTACTTGATTTGACTGGACCAAATGTTTTAATAGAGTCTATTGGCATGTGATTTTATCCTCCTCCGTGATCATTTGCGACAGGTTTTCCACCGGGGCCAGTGTTCGTCACTGGCTGTGCAGGAGTCTGATTTGAGTTTTTAGTGGGGGTTTGGGTTTTAGTAGTGTTGATAGCCGGATCCGTTTTCGTTCCCGTATTGCTAGTGGTGACCGCAGAATTTCCGGCTGCGGGTCCTGAACCGGTTGGTTTATTAGAATTTGATATTCCTGTCGCTTCAGCAGAGTTAGCATCTTGACTTACTTTTCCAAAATCATTTAGAAAACAAGATAAATCTTGAGTAAATTTTCCATTATCAAACTTACTCTTGACTTCTCTTACTTGTAAACTTATGCCATGTATTATCTTGTCAAGAGGAGGAGGATACGGGAAAAACAAAATAGAGTTATTGATATTCAGCGTGCCGCCTTCTGACGAATTAACACCGTTGACTTGTCCAGTATTAGTATAGTCAACTGCTTCTTTAAAATCAATTTCAATAAAAACTTGTCCGCCGTTAGCACTTATAGTAAAACCATCACTTCCGTAATACTTATCATACACCTGATTTATACTTGTATCGGAATCCTGAATCAAAAAATCCGGATCTCCTAGAATAGTCACGCTGGCTTCAGCATAGGAATTGTAGTCATAAAGACTAGTAAGGTAGTTATTTTGAGCAGTAGCTGCATATCCTTGTGTATTTGTTCTAGGTAAAGGAGATTGGGTGTTGGGAGTTTTTGCATTTTGAGTAGTACTAGGGCTTGCTGTTCCGGAAGGCGGAGTTGCCGGACCTGTAGGATTATTTGGATCCGGCGGGGAAACCACGGTACTAGTATAAAGGGTTTCTATATTTTGTTCATAGCTTATAACTTCACTATTTTCTCCCGTATACCAATACTCATATCTTTTATGCGGCCCATAGTATTTTAAAGTAGAACTAGCATAGCTACTAGCAACTACCGGTGTATCATACTCGTGTATCACATAAGTTATATCAGTTATCCAGTTGTTTAACTTTGGATCCCATTTAGCATTTGAAATTTCTGTCGTACATCGGTACCAACTTATCGGCCGGTCTCTAGAAGATACTATTTCTGGAGGAGCGTTTTTTAATTGATCTGTTTGCAGTGAGGATGCGTATACAACAGTTAGGGCCTTGCGTAAATATTCGCTTTGCGTAATGACTTGCTGTATTCCCTGAGTTATAGTAGTACTAGAGGTAAAATTTATATTTCTTGAGTTATTTTCAGGGGTAGCAGTTGTTTCTTTACTAGCATTTGATTGACTAGTTGTTTTGGCGCCACTTCCTGCCCATTTGCTTTTATCTAAATCTGCGGGAGAAACTATCGGAGACTGTGCGATTATTTCTGCTCCGGGTGCAAATCTAAAATTATATACTATGGGATAGGTTTGTGATCCGGCTTTGACTAGTTTTTGTTGCTCGTCATTAAGTTGATTCTTGAGTTTTGTTAGAGCATCTCCTACAGTAGTAGCAGTTATAGGATGATCACTAGGCAAAGTACCTTTGGACTGACTATATGCAGTGCCCGGAGCTAATCCGGTAGCACTGCATTGATAAGTCATAGTTTTACCATTAATCTTAGAAGATATTCCGGTTATCTGAATATCAAAATATTGCTGGAATAACGATCCATCGATTGAACTTGGATCTAACGTAGAACCGAAAAATTGATTTTCTGGTTTAACTAATTTTCCTTGTTGATCATAACCAAAAAATCTTATACCTAATATAAAAAATTGCTTTGCAAAAGTAATATTTGCTGTATTAGACCCCAAATATTGTGATATAGCGTCAGATGCCCGCTTTAAATTTTGAATGAATGAAAATCCATATGGTTCAGTTATAGTAAATTCAATATCAGTAACTATCGCTGCACCTTGCGCCATAACTTGTGTCGTGAAGGTTAGATTGTCAATGTAATAATCAAAGTTAAACCCTTCAGCACGGACATCATCGGTGTTGTTTATACCCCCACTTTGGGCAAGGAGGAATGCCCCTCCTTGGTTAGGTATGTTAGCACCAGTCGCTCCGCCAGAAGGTGCTACGCTTTTTATTGCGTTGATGTTAGTCCTACCTGACGCGATAAAAGCGTCATATGCATCAGGAGTAATCATGTATAAACTTATTTGATAAGTGTAACTAGCGAACTCTCCTAATGGATTTTTTAATCTTTTTCCTGGGTTTGAAGTGTTTATCGGAGGGGTTGACGTGGTATCAGTCGGAGGCGGTGCAGACGCAGTTTGATTGATCGGGCTACTTGCGTTAGCAGGTGCCGTGCCATCTTGACTACTGCTAGGAGCTCCAGGAGAACCTGCTCCACCAGGTGAACCCGGAGTACCGGTAGTCGGAGTTGATGCAGTATTTGTTGGAGAACTGGGCGTGCCACCGCTTGATCCTGCAGGATTAGGTTGTTTTGCGCCGCTATCGTCGTTTGCTGACCCGAATAAAGGCATATATTATGTTCCTAATACTGATTGCAGTGTACTCAGTGTAGGTATATATATCCCTAAACCAGCAGTGAAATTAAAATAAGGGTCGGGTCCTAGCAGATTAGGATTACGAGAAGCAAATACCCACCATAGACGAGCATCAGTATATAGGTCATAAGCTAGCATGTCTGGTCTATATTGATAAACTATAGGAATTAAATAATAAACATCGCTCGGATACATCGGTATCGGAAGATAGTTCATCACATCTAGATATTTGTTGTTTATTATGTTAGTATTAGTGTAGGGACTTGTTGCTGGATAAAAACCCTGATTAGATGATAATGACATTACCAGAATGCTCCTGTTCCGTTTTGTGTACCTTTTAATAGCTTACCGCTAGCATAATCCGTCAGGCTAAACTGATTAGATACTTGATTTCTACTCATCATCGGTACACAACTGATTGACATATTGATTTTTGTAGGTACATATGTTGCCCCCTGTCCAGCAGATACAGGTGAACTTGGCCATGTTACTGGTTGAGGAGTTCCACCTACCGCCAGCTGTGATCCAGCACCTATTCTTGAATTACTGTTAGCATTTGGATTTATGTTTTTCTGCGGAGAACCTGACGATGCAGGGCCAGTAGTTGCTATGTAGTCAACATCAGGGGGAGTCGTGTACGTAAATGATTGTATAGCCATCGGTTGTCCAGCAAATTGATACTGACCCAATCCATACAGATAGCAGAGAGGCGGGGGTGTACCTGGTTTAGGATTCGTATCCTGTCCGTAAAACATTTTAGTCATCGTTCTAAAAAAATGTATGACTGCCATAACATAATTTGCCTCAGCTACATCTTGGCATGTAAAGTCGCCTGCAATAGATATATTATCAATAGAACTGCTTCCGTACTGAAAGACCTTATAATTACTATGCACAAGTGTTGTTGGATCGTATTGAGCATCATAACTTACCGAGATAGTAGGAGTATAAGGGAATATGACACCATTTGTTCTGTTCAGTGGACTAAGAAGTACGTTTTTTGGATCTTTGTATAGATAAGTGACACTAGGATCCTGGGACAACGCAACACGCACTCTCCAATCTGCCTGCGCTACAGCATTTGTTTGATCTTGATTAGCCGGAGTCGCTTGTGCATCTGTTTTTGCAGCAGTTATTCCTGTTCCAGAATTAGGAGATGTAATAATAGGCGGAGCCGTCGTCACAATATTAGCATTTACATCAGGAGTGTTTGCAATATCAAGTGTAGTTGGGGCAGTAACTACTTGAATAGGTGTGTCTGATGTTGCAGAGGACGTTAAGTTAGGATTATTTTCGGGAGTTATCGGAACAGGGGCTGACGAGTCAATTCCAGCGGCGGCGTCTGACACTGCTATTGCTTTCGCTTGATCATGACTCGTGATTACAGCATCTGTTAATCCAGCGGGTAAAGATGTTCCGGAATATCCTTGAGCTTGTAATGAGTTTAATATGTCTTCGTTAGGTTTTCCGTAATAAGTGTTCCCGTCCGGATCAGTAATAATATAAGAAACGGATGCAGTGGTAGTATCAACTGTTGCTTGTACTGACCACCCACTACTCGTTGTTGCGGTATATGTTCCTATTGACATGCTTATCCCGTGATAAATAAAGTATTCTGATTGTATTTATCACTTCAAAAAACTACAAAATTTACCCGTAACTGTTGCAATTTTACAACAGCAACAGTATAATCATATATTGTAAAAGGAATACCAGTGTCTATAAAACCAAGAAAACCAATAAATTATCTAAACAATCGTGATATCCTAAAAGAAATCCATATCAGCAAAAATAGCTTTTGTTATTATACCCAACCTGAATATCATCGTTATGACCTCATCATTGATATGCCAGAAGCTGATATTATAACTAGTTTAAAGTTCGCATCAGAACCAGAACAGATTCAAGCAGCAAAAGAAGCGAGAGCAGCTAGGCTCTCTATTGAAACCGAGACTAAGATTAGTCCTGACGACATTCTTACTGAAGACTTGATTTTTCGCGTGATGACATGGGATCATATTCCATTAAGCCAGAAGCAACCAAGGAAGACTATCAAGAAGAAGACAGCCAAAGATATTTTAATTTTCTACGATGATGACGGTGAAGAATTTGCTGACTTAGAAGATAAGACGACAAAGGCTGAAGTGGATGATATGGTCCATGTCAAAGTCAACTTCCCTCCTTTTCAGCATTTCAAGCTAGACGAGACTGGAACTATGCGATGCGTAGGCAAGTCACATTGGATTGGTGGCATTGAGAACGGACACTTCTCAAAGGATCATGGTAACATCACAAACAAACTCGCTCGCATGTATATGATGCTATGCGAGAAGTATGCTATGAAGTTCAATTGGCGCGGTTATACCTATAACGATGAGATGAAGAACTCTGCTATCCTTCAACTCACTTATGTTGGTCTAAGATTCAATGAAGCGAAGTCTGCTAATCCATTCGCATACTATACTGCGGCTATAACAAATAGTTTCTGTAGGGTACTCAACACTGAGAAGCGTAGCCAGAATATCCGTGACGATATACTTGAAATGAATGGAATGAATCCATCATTCTCAAGACAAAATAAGGACATGAAGTTCCAGTTAGACACTTAAGGTTACCAGAATCATTGTTTTTTATGATAAAGAGTAGTATAGTACAAGTATGACAAATCTATTTAAAAAAGCAGCAGTCATGACAGACCTTCATATAGGACTGAAGTCAAACAGTGTAATACACAATGAGGATTGCTTAGAATTCGTACAATGGTTTGTTAATAAGGCAAAAGAAGAAAGTTGTGATACAGCAATCATTTGTGGTGACTGGCACAACCATCGTGCTAGTATTAACATCCATAGCTTACACTATTCAATGCGTTGCCTAGAGTTGTTAAATGCAAATTTCAGCAGAGTCCTGTTCTTGACCGGAAATCATGACCTGTATTACCGAGAAAAAAGAGATATCCACAGTGTGGCTTGGGCCGGATACTTAGATAACATTCATATAATAAATGATATTTATACCGAAGGTGACGTAACGCTGTGCCCGTGGTTGGTAGGAGATGAAATAAAGCAAGTTAAAAAAATTAAATCCAAATATACCTTCGGACACTTTGAACTTCCTAATTTTTATATGAACGCACAGGTGCTAATGCCAGATCATGGGTTTGTCAGCGACGATGATTTTGCAGATACAGGAACCGTATTCTCTGGACACTTCCACAAGCGTCAATCTCGCAAGAACATCTGGTATACAGGGAATGCGTTTCCGCATAACTACGCTGATGCTGGTGATGATGCTCGCGGTATGATGGTGTTAGAATGGGGAGAAGATCCTGTATTTCATTCTTGGCCCAATCAACCTATCTTCCGTGTCTACAAACTCAGTTCTGTATTAGACAATCCGAAAGGACTACTCTTGCCAAAAGCTAGCATCCGTGTGCATCTTGACATTGATGTATCATATGAAGAGGCTAACTATATCAGGGAGACGCTTATTCCAGAATACAGTCTAAGAGAAGTATCATTGATTCCAATCAAGAACGAGCAACTCTCGCAAGAAGGTGGCGGTGATATCAAGTTTGAGAGTGTTGACCAGATCGTGCTAGAGAGCATCACTAATATTGAGAGTGAGTTCTATGATTCTAAACTATTGCTAGAGATTTATAACGGTCTATGATTATCTTAAAACGATTAAAGAATGCTTTGAACAAGGAATTCCTGCTGAAGAAGCAGCGTCTTTATCTAATCTTAGAATGCTTCCGTGGAAGCAGAACTTAATGAGGAACTATATTTAATGTCAATTGTACTTAAGAATATCACTCTACGTAACTTCCTTTCTATCGGGGCGGTTTGCCAAGCAGTCAACTTTGATAGCAAAGAACTCACGCTCATCCTAGGAGAGAATCTGGATCTAGGCGGAGACGGCGCTCGTAACGGTACAGGCAAGTGCGTTGGCATAAATACTGTAGTAAAAGTAAGAAACACCGTTACCGGCGAAATATTTGAAACTACTGTAGGAGACTTGTATGCCACCAGCAAAGAAAACCAAACTAGAAATAGTAAATGATGTGTTAGATCATAGGATAAAAAACCTAGAACCTAATCTGCGGGCTGAAATATGCAACAAACTCATGGAGCATAAATTTCCCATGACAAGCATGAAACAATGCGAATCTGCTGCCCGGGCGCTACTATCTTTGCCCGGAATAGGATCAGGAAGCGCCCGATATTGGACTGAACGGGGATGGGACAGTTTGCAGGCTGAAATAAAAGCCAAAGAGAATATGAAGACTATTAATAAGTCTGCAAATAGAAATAGCCCATACTCAATTATCTTTTGGACTAAAAAAATTAACCCTAAAACAAACCTCAACTATACTACAGCCGAAGCGGAACAGGAACGAAATTCAAGACGACCAATACGAAAGGAATATTGGATTGCAAAGGGATACAATGAAGTGGATGCTATAGAATTAGCCAAAGCCCAAAAATTAAAAAATAATATAGCCGGTGCTGCAGGATCAAAAAATCGTAGCCCGAGCAGATTGCGAGCGCATAGTCATCGAACCGCTGACTACTGGATGCTGCGTGGTTTTTCGGAAGACGATGCGATTGCTAAGGTGTCAGCAGCACAAAAATTGTTCTCCATTGATACATGTATATCAAAGTACGGTGAAATTGAAGGGAAGAAAGTTTGGAGTGCTAGGCAGAAACAATGGTTAAACTCGCTAAAAGCATCCGGGATTCACGGTGGATACTCTAAAATATCAATGACCTTTTTTACTCATATAAGCGAAAAAATTCCTGACATATTGTTCGGGGTAAATGAAGCAATAATCACTGTTTCCGGATTATCGTACACGGTCGATTGTTTACACCAAACTAACAAAAAAATAATAGAGTTTTTCGGTGACTATTGGCATGCGAACCCTATCAAGTTTTCAGCCGGTGATATGATAAAAGGTAAACTTGTTGAAAACATATGGAAACATGACGAAAATAAATTAAAGACACTAACCGATGCCGGTTATCAAGTACTAGTAGTATGGGAATCGGAATACAATAAGGACAAACAAGGAACAATAGACCAATGCGTAAACTTTCTGAATCACTAACACGCAAGTTTGTAGATAGTGTAAGTTTAGAAAATTTAGAAATTGAGACCGATACCGGTTGGCAACCGATAACCCATATTCATAAAACTATACCATATGATGTATGGGAAATATACACAGCCAGCGGATTACATCTAGAATGTGCAGATGATCACATCGTCTTTGATCATAACTATAACGAAATTTTTGTTAAGAATCTTATAGCAGGTGTTTCGTGTATTCAAACTAGCATCGGTTTGGACCGCATTAAATCGGTAACTAGAAAGTCTTACGCCGAAAACATGTATGACATTACCGTTGATTCCCCTGATCATCGTTATTATACTAATAATATTCTATCTCACAATACGACACTCATCCAAGGTTTGTCTTATGTCCTGTTTGGTTCCCCCATCAATAACATCCGCAAAGACAATCTGATCAATCGTACCAACGGTAAAGGTATGATGTGTACCCTTGAGTTCTCTGCTCATGGCACTGAATACAAGATTGAGCGTGGACGCAGACCAAATACACTCCGATTCTATGTCAATAACAATCTTCAAGAAGGCAAAGATGATGCCCAAGGAGAAAACAAGGAAACCCAGGTTCAGATAGAACGGGCTATCGGAATGACTCCTGATATGTTCAAGCACATCATTGCATTGAACACATATTCAGAACCATTCCTCTCTCTGCCTTCAGGTGAACAGCGAAAGATCATTGAGCAACTGCTTGGTATCACCCTTCTATCAGAGAAAGCAGAAATACTAAAAGAAAAGATCCGTGACAACAAGGACACTATTCAATTAGAAGAATTCCGGGTCAAGGCTATCGAAGAAGCCAACAAGCGTGTCCAAGAACAGATCGAGGCTCTGAAGCGAAGGCAGAATCTATGGCTTAAGAAGCATGATGAAGATTTAAGCAAGTTAGTCAACGATTATGATGAATTGAGTAAGATAGACGTTGAAGCCGAACTTCAGGCTCACAAAGATTTAGCAGTGTACAACGACAACAAGAAGAGGAAAGATACTCACGATTCCTTGATTGCCCGGCAGATCGCCTGGAAGCAAAAGATAGATGCTGATCTCAGTGCTTTGCAGAAGTCATACGACAAACTGAGTCACATTGATATAGATGCTGAACTACGGACTCATAAAAATTTAGCCGAATATAACAGGAGATCAGCCGAATTATCTAGCATTACTACGGAGATCGCGACTCTAGGAGTCAGTATCGCTAAAGAACAGAAAGCGATTGACAAATTAGAAACCGAGATCAAGACCCTAGAAAGCAACACCTGCTATGCTTGTGGGCAAGATTTCCATACGCATAATCATGATAAGGTCTTGTCAAACAAGAGGATTCTTCTAGAAGGTGCAAAGAATGATCTTGCCCAATTCCAGATTGCTCTAGAAAAAAATAAAAATTCTGTATTCATTTTGGGCGCGATTCCCGAACCTTATTATAAGACTGAATATGAGGCTATCAAGCATAGTTCTGAACTCGAAAACATCCAAAATCAGATCAATGCAAAGAAGGGAGAATCTGATCCGTATGCTGACCAGTTGTGCGATTATTCTGACATCGTTCTAGGAACCATACCGGTAACGCACTATGATACTGAAGCAGAGGCAATCGAACATCGCAGTACTGTCGCGAATCTTCTGCGGCATATCGCTATCAAGGATGCTGAGGTTGACCCATACGCAGAACAAGTCTCTGACATGGAGAAACAAGCCCTACAAGAGATTGACTTCAACAAGATCAATCAACTCACCCGTACCGGAGAGCATCTGAAGTTCCTCCTTGATCTGCTGACTAGCAAGGATTCCTTCGTCCGCAAGAAGATCATTGATCAGAATTTGTCTTATCTGAATTCTAGGCTCACAAACTATCTTGACAAGATCGGGCTACCACACACAGTCATCTTCAAGAACGACTTGTCAGTTGAGATCACAGAACTCGGTAGAGAGTTGGATTTCTATAACCTTAGCAGGGGAGAGATGAACCGTCTCATTCTTGGATTATCCTTCGCGTTTAGAGATGTATGGGAAAATCTTTACTGTCCCATCAACGCGATATTCATTGATGAGTTAGTCGATGCGGGGATGGATAGTGTAGGGATTGAAAATTCTATGGCTCTGCTTAAAAATATGACTAGAACTCGAAACAAATCAGTGTGGTTAATCAGTCATAAAGATGAGTTGGTTAATAGAGTAGATAGTGTAGTTAAAGCAGTAAAGGAGGGAGGATTTACTTCCTACTGTAGTGAAAAAGAGTCGGAAAGATAAATAGTTGTGAGTCGCGGGAGTGCAATCCCCACTCACTCTAATGCTATCAAAGGAAACATCAGCATGAATATTTATCACCCTACTATTCCATATATCTATAAGTGGACACACCTTGCTACCGGCAAATGGTACATAGGATCAAAAGTTAGACAGGGATGGAACCCTGATCGTCACGAAGAATACCTTTGCTCAAGTAAAGAAGTAAAACCACTAATCTTAGAAAATAGAGAAGAGTGGATATATGAAATATTACATACCGGTGATCCTGAATACATTGTGTCTTTAGAAACTACTATATTAATCAGTTTAGATGCACGAAATGATCCTATGAGCTTTAATCAACACAACGGTGACGGTTTATATAATCGTTTCGGTGTTAAAGAAAACAAAGAGACGAGACTAAAAAAGCGAGAAGCAAGATTAGGTGCAAAGAATCCTATGTTTGGTAAAAAAGGTAATCTATCACCTCATTATGGAAAAACTTATTCTGATGAGCGGCGTGAGAAACAAAGCTCTGGGGTAAAAAAATATAGCGAATGTCGTCCTGCTGCACACAACGAAAACATCTCTAAATCATTGCTAGGAAATCCTAAACTATCGGCTAGAATGCAGGGCAAGAATAACCCGATGTTTGGTATTCCGGCATCGGATTACAATAAAGCGATGACAACTTTGAAAAATTCAGGAGATAACAATCCAATGAAGAAGCCGGAGCATCAACGCACATGCGATCATTGCGGTAAAACGGTTGCTAAAAATCATTATACAATGTATCACGGCGATCAGTGTAAAAGTAACCCAAATGCTCTGTAGAAAATATATTGACTACTTCACAAGAGATAAATCATAGTATGACATCTCCTAGCAAAACAAAAGGATCAGGGTTCGAACGAGAGGTCGCTAAGTTTCTTAGCGGATTATACAGTGAATCATTCGTTAGAGTTCCTAATTCCGGTGCCTACATTGGCGGAGCAAATGCCTATCGCAAAACAACGTTAGACGGAAATCAAGCGAAGTCTTTCAAAGGCGACATTGTTCCTCCTGACATTTGGACTCACTTTAATTCTGAATGCAAAAACTATGCAGACTTCCCCTTTCACTTACTGCTTACCGGCAACTGTAAACAATTTGATACTTGGTTAGGTCAACTTATGACAGTAGCTGATGAAGATGATTTAAATATTTTATTCCTCAAGGTTAGTCGTAAGGGCAAGTATGTTGCAGTCCAAACTAAGTTCACTTGGGTCACCGACAACTTTTTATACTACAGTTCATCTAAGACAGGTGACTGGCTAATAATAGAATTCGAACATTTTTTTCAGCACAACAAAGACCTTCTTAAAGCATATTCAAGCACAGTGACACCAACAGACACCACGTCAGGCAACTTGCTCACTATCAACACCGCTTTAGCTTAAAAACACAGAACCCTACATTGATGTTTGGTCGGGGTGCTCGACTCTCCTTGAGAAGATGTGAAATACCATCAACGGATCTGGAGTCAGCTTGGATAATTACTATCCAAGGAATACCGAGAGGGCTCTCGTTAGGTTAAGCGAACCCTCAATGAGCCTGCATCTATTTTGTCTTGATGGTGCAGGACATGCGTTGCCGAAGGATTAGGTGTGTGCCACCTAATAGCTTCACTACAGTCCCATTAAACTTTACAGGGCAACCGGTGGCGTCATGCAGCACCAATAGCTAGTGTGACGGGGAACAGACAACACAGGATGACAGGACGTAGCAATATGATCCAAAATCTGTGGTAGTGCTGAGTAGCACTACCATGGCTTCCTGAACAGCAATGTATTAAAGAAGAGATGAATAAACAACTACGATTGAAAAGCGTATACCGAAACGAGCAAAGCGAGTAAGGTATAAGTTGTCTGAAGGACAACTCTAAAAGGAAAAGAGAGAACTAAATGAATAGTTCTCTCTTAGAGAAAACTAAATGAATAGTTCTCTCTTTAGAAGAATGGAATGTTGGATTGTTTCGTTATTTCTAGGTTACTTTCTACCAATTCGCTGATAGATTTCCTTTCAAAATCGCTCATGTTAAGAACATCTTCATACGTCGCGCCCCCTCTCATATACCATGACAACTGCAATGCTTCTTTTTTTAATGATTGAACTTCTTTTTCATATCTTTCGATGAGCTTCTGAACTTCCTCCGGAGAGGATTTAAGAAGCCTTATTCGAAAAAATCTGATGGGCTTATGCTAAAGGTTTGTTCGTATTGGTGCTTGCAACTTTCGCATTCAATCTTTAGCGGTTTAACCTCAGTGTCTGAACGTATTTTTGCATTGGTATCTCTGATTTTAGCATACTCGACACGTCCGCAACTCTTCAAGAAGTCTAGAATAAACTCTTCTTCTCTAACTTCTGCTGTAGGGGTTTTAATGTACTCGATGGATTGGCTAAGGATTTTCATAGTAAGGGAAGTAAGATTTTCTAATGCTGCCTTAGTTATTTTATTTCTAGCGGCATCGTCTTTGGTATCATCTAGCTGTGAAAAAGTTCTCTGCAACTCGAATTGTCCTAAAGCGGCCTCATTCATAATCTCGTATGTTATAGGTTTGTACTTGATGGAAAGATCACCTAATTCCAAGATAGAATCATAGTCCCCTGCTTTTAACGTACTCAAGACTCCAGTCAAGTTTACTCCGACGGTATTAGTCTCTTTACATTCCGGACAATCTGATATTATTTCTGTAATTTCATTGCCGGATGCGATCTTGATTGCGATAAGAATAGAATCTATATCATTACTGCTTACTTGCCATGGATCCTTGATTGCTGGAATACAACTTTTAATTAGTTCTGCTAGCGCAGTACCGTTGAACAATGCATCAGGAGTCCTTGCAGTGATCTCGTCAATCGCGGTCATAGGATATACAGGGAGTTCTCCGGTTTCGGGGAACTCGATAACTTTCGGTGGATAGTCTTTCCCTTGCGATGGAAGTTTGATGTATACTGCTGGCCTTCTAAAATACTGTCTTAGTGGATTGTTGTCCATATGTTCCTCATAAAAATTGGGTTATTTACTAACGATAAATACAAATATATTTAGTTACCTTAATATACCCTAAATTTAAAGTTTGGAAATATATATGGATCCGGAACAATTAGAAGCGTTTAACGAGCAAATGCGTCAATTAAATGAGGCATTGGGTAATTTCGGTAAATCTGCCGAACAGGCCGCTTCTAGCCAACAACGAATTCCCGGCACTGTTGGTGGATTTATTAGTAGCATTACTAATGCTACTAAATCTCATAACGAATATGTCGGTGCATTAGGATCCTTAAAAAAATCACATGATATGGGGGCCGCATCTGCATTAAATTTTGGAAAAGGTTTGGATGCTAGTTTAGGGGCAGTTAGTAGTTTTGCTAAAGCGATGAACGAGGGTGGTGGATCCTTCGCGAAGTATAATGATAGTTTATCTAAAGCAGGAGACGCTGCACTTGCATTTGGTGCAATGTTTGGTCCTGAAGGAATAATAATCGGGTTAGTTATAAAAGGATTTACTGCACTAGCAGGAGTACTCAATAAGCAATCTGACGCACTCTTAAAGGCATCTGATGACATTAGTCAGATGGGTGCCGCAGGCTCATTTTCAACTGACAAATTACAACAGATGGCTAATCAGGTAGGTTTGACCTCTACTGATTTAGGTAAACTAACTAAGCCTATGCAAAATATGCATGGTGGGTTACAAACGCTCGGCGGATCTATGGACGAGGCCGTAAAAAAGTTCGCTCAAATGAATCAGGTAACTCCGGAAGTTCGTAAGAATTTCCAAAGATTGGGGTTTGACGACGAAAAAAGAATCCAAGCAACTGCTGATTATGTGCAACTCCAAAGAAGTTCAGGAGCAATGCTGGCTAAAGATCAGCTAACGCAAAGAGCCCTGCAAACTAGTTCTCAGGATTATACCGAAAACTTAATAAAACTCAGTGCAATAACCGGAAAATCTATTGAAGAAAATAAAAAAGAACAAGAAATTGCTCGTGCTAATGTGGCATGGAAAATTCAAGAACACAAATGGGCAACTGAAAGACAGGCTGCGGTGGACAAGGGAGACGATACCGCAGTAAAACGAATTGATATGCAGCGAGCCGCCGCCAATAAGATGATGGATGACGCACAGGCTGCCGGAGGCCCTGCCATGGCAGCAGCAGCAGCAACGACTTATCTTACTGGGGCCGTGACCAAAGCAGGCGCTGGATACGCAGCTGCGGGTCTTGATATTAGAAAAATGGCAGATGCAGCTAAAGACGGTAGTTATAAACAAGGTCAACTTGTTGATGCATATGATAAAGGTATGGATAGATTTGAAACTATGGCAGGGTCAAGTCTAGCTTTATCGGATAAACTGCAACAGTTTACTCATATAACTGACAAAACATTAGCTGATTCTAACACTAGACAAGCGCAAGCTATGAATGGCGAGAATAGAGTTCAGGCTGCTCAAGCTGAAGCAGATAAAATAGCTGCAAATAAAGCAGGTAAGGGACCTGTTGCTGAAGACCCACGACAAATGGCAAGAAATGCTTTAACTGAAGTAGAAAGAAGTGTTAAAGTAGCAATGGATGGTCTTTTAGCAGGATTTGGAGCATTAACTCTTGCTGCTGGAGCAGCAGCACTTGCTTTAGGAGGTTTGGCTGGCGGCGGAGGAATATTAGGTAAAATTGGTGGACTACTAGGCGGAGGCGGCAAAGGCGGAGGAATATTAGGTAAAATTGGTGGACTACTAGGCGGAGGCGGCAAAGGCGGAGGAATATTAGGTAAAGTTGGTGGACTACTAGGCGGAGGCGAAGCCGGAGCATTAGGTAAAGTAGGCGGCGCGCTGGGCAAACATGCAGGTTGGATCGGCATGGCCGGAATGGAGGCACTAGATTATGCATCCGGAAAAAAAGAACTAACTGGAAAAAATCTTGCAGGATCGGGCGGTGGGGTTGCCGGCGGCCTCGCAGGCGCGGCCCTCGGTGCCGGCAACCCATTGGCACTCGCATTAGACCCGTTTACATTTGGAGGTGCTTCTGTAGTAGGAGGACTTGCCGGCGGCGCACTAGGTTATTTCGGAGGAGAAAAATTAGGAAAAGGATTATATGGTGGTGTTAGTGCTTTAGGCAAAGGGATAGGTGGCTTATTTAGCGGAAGACCGAGAACTAAAGAAGCTGCGGCTTCTCCACAGGCACCTAATGTAGATCCTAACAATCCAGCAGATCCCGTATCACAATCTCTAAAAAGACTAGATGCTATAGCCAAAGGTATAGGAATATCTAATGGACTGTTGTCCTCAATTCTTGCTGCCGTAACTAGCCGTCCCGGATCAATGGCCGGTAGTTCTGCCGGCGCTGGAGGCGCTGGAGGCGGAGGTGGCGGAGGCGGCCCCCCACCTAGCGGCGGAGGAGGTGGAATTTCCTCCATAATCAATAAAGCCGGTTCCGCACTACTTAACACAGCTAGTTCCGCTGAAAAATGGTTAGGAACTGAAGCTGGTTCAGCAGGTTCTGCTATGACTAATTTAGGTAAGTTAGGGTCCGGAGCTGCATCAGGAGTAGGTAAGTTTGCATCAACTGTATTAGGTTCGATGGGCAACTGGATCATGGATATGATTGCCGGCAATGAAGGTGCGAGGACACGACCTTATAAAGATAGTTTAGGACTTTGGACTGTGGGTGTGGGCCACTTGATTGGTAATGGCAAGACGCTTCCTCCTGAAATGAATAGAGAATTCTCTAAGCAAGAAATCACAGAGATGTTCAAAAAAGATTACGGGGTACACGCCGCCGCCGCTGCTAGAATTCCTGGATTCGATAAAATGAATGAAAAAGGGAAGGCGGGCTTAATAGATTTGACCTTCAATATGGGTCCAGCTTGGTACAAAAAGTGGCCTAATACCGTCAAAGCTTTAGAAGCGGGTGATGCTGAAGGCGCAGCAAATGGACTTGAACATAGCCTATGGTATAAACAAGTAGGGAAGCGTGCAGCTAGGACGGTCGATTTGATTCGACATGGCGGTAAGATGCAAGCTGCGAAAGGCGGCGTATTTGATGGTCCTACTACCGGTTATCCAGTAGAACTTCACGGCAGAGAGATGATAGCGCCTCTAAATGCTGATTCAGTGCTGATGAGGTTGGCTAAGACGCCCGCTAATGCAGCAGAAAGTAAAACCTCGCATGAAGCAGTTACTGCACAAACTACAGTCGATAACTCGATGAAACAAGTTATGGGTCTGCATCAAGACACGATGAAGCTACTATCACACAAGCTAGATTCAGTCATCCATGTGTTAGAAAGTACTCATAGCACACAGAATAAGATATTGCGACAATCAATGATCTAACACTAAATACTATATTCAGAGTATCGGTTAAAATGGCAACATACAAAAAGAAATTTCTAAATAAGAGCGGTGTATCAAGTCCTATCTCGGGCATGAACAGCAACTCTGGTGCTTGGAACGGATCACCTGGACAGAACGGTTCTGAAACAGGTGGGTGGAATAACACTGAATTTGGTTATAAGAACTACATGTCTAGGCTTCCTGAAGTCTATACTGGTCACCCAAACAGGATTGAGCGATATAACCAATACGAGATGATGGATGTTGATGCTGAAATCAACGCTTGCCTAGACATCATATCAGAGTTCTCTACACAAAGAAATGAACACAATAAGACACCATTCTCATTTGAATTCAAAGAAGAACCTACTCCACACGAAGTAGAATTGTTAGGTAAGCAACTACATCAGTGGTGTAAGTTGAATGAATTTGATGTGCGTATGTTCAAAATCTTCAGAAACGTGATCAAGTTCGGTGATCAAGTATTTGTCCGTGACCCAGAAAATTTCAAACTCTATTGGGTTGACATGGTAAAAGTCATCAAGGTTATCGTCAACGAATCTGAAGGCAAGAAGCCGGAACAGTATGTCATCAAAGACATCAATATCAACCTACAGAATCTATCAGTAGCACAGAAGACCAATACCGATTTCGCTGCTAACCCAGCAACTGGATTAGGTGGTAGTGGTGGAGGAACTAACACGCCCTACACGACTCCGGCAATGCCTTATAATACTTCTGGTTCACGATTCACTCTAGGACAATCTGAATCAGCAGTCGATGCAAAGCACATCGTTCACTTGTCATTGACTGAAGGTCTTGATAGGTTCTGGCCTTTCGGTCAATCTATACTAGAGAACATCTTCAAGGTCTATAAGCAAAAAGAACTACTAGAAGATGCTGTCCTCATCTATCGTGTACAACGTGCGCCAGAACGCAGGATGTTCAAGATTGACGTTGGTAATATGCCAAGTCATATGGCTATGGCATTCGTTGATCGCGTCAAGAATGAGATTCACCAGCGCAGGATTCCCTCACTCTATGGTGGACAATCTGTTGTTGACGCTACTTATAATCCACTTTGTTTGGATTTGGATACTAAAATTCCATTGCTGGATGGTAGAACACTAAAATTGAGTGAAATCATAGATGAATTTGAAGCAGGTAAAGAAAATTGGACATACAGTTGCGATCCTGTTACAGGTAAAATAGTTCCTGGATTAATTAATTGGGCCGGCATTACTAGAAAAAACACTGAAGTGCTCGAATTGACTTTTGACAATGGAAAAACTTTAGTATGCACTCCAGATCATAAAATACCAGTGTTTGGTAAAGGATTTGTAGAGGCTAAAGATTTGACAGAACAAGATAGTCTGATAGCATTCAATGTACAGTATCAAAATATATCAGGTCCTAAGTCTAATGAATATCAACAAGTGTGGGATCATGAAGAGAAGAAATGGGTTTACACTCATAGAATGGTTGGTGAATTTTTTAGGTCTAAGGGAAAGCACCAAGAATTTAATTATCTTACTGAATATGCACTAGATACTAGAGTCGTTGTTCATCATAAAGATCATGATAGGTTCAACAACGATCCTAGAAATCTTACATATATGAGCAAAAAAGATCATATCCTTTATCATGCTGCTCAAAAGAAAGATTTTTGGAAAAACATGTCACCTGAATATAAAAAGGAAATGACATCAAAGATTTCTCAAACATTAAAAGAAAATTGGCAAAATATGACCGAAGAACAACGATTAGTTAGTCTTTGGAATATTAGAGCGGCGCAGAAAAAGGCGGTATTCGATAGGTTAAATAACCCAAATACTAAAGAAAAATACAGCATATCTATGAGTAAAGTTAGAAAGAATTATATTTCTAAGAATCCTGAATTTTTGAACATACTGAGAGATAACTTTGCTAAGAGAGTTAAAATTAAGAATCAATCATTGAATCTTAATTTTGATATGCTACAAATAGTTGCGGATGCAGTTAAGTCTGGGGTAACTAACAAGAATGAAATTATTGCGTATTGTGATAAGGATGAAAAACTACTTAATTTAGTTAAGGAAAACAATTCAACACCTCTTGATTATAAGAACGCACATAACAAAATTGATTATACAAAATTTGGGTACAGCAAGTTAAATAGGTTATTGAAAAAGTACAATTATAAAAATTGGAAGCAATTTGTAAGTGACATAGACAATTTTAATCATAAAATAGTTAAAATAACCAAAGTTGAAAATCGTGATACAGGCACAATCACAATTGATGGTCATCATCGTTGGCATGATTACCATACATTTGCTATTGATTCAGGAATCTTTGTCAAAAACTCGATGAATGAAGATTACTTCTTTCCTGTGACAGCAGAAGGGCGTGGATCATCAGTTGAAGTCCTACCTGGTGGACAGAATCTCGGTGAGATCGATGACTTGAAATACTTCAACAATCGCCTTGCTCGCGGTCTCCGTGTTCCAAGTTCATATTTGCCAACTGGCCCCGATGACAACACGACACCAATGAATGACGGGCGTGTAGGTACTGCGATGATCCAAGAGTTCCGATTCAATCAGTATTGCGAACGCTTGCAGAATTATATCTCACTGAAGTTAGATGAAGAGTTCAAATTATTCCTCCGTTGGAGAGGATTTAATATCGACACTGCCCTATTCAATCTTACCTTCAATCCACCACAAAACTTTGCTTCATATCGTCAAGCAGAGATGGATACTGCGAGGGTTGCTACTTTCCAATCGATGGAAGCATTTCCATACATCTCAAAGAGATTTGCACTTGAGAGATTCTTAGGTCTCAGCGAGGAAGAGATCAAAAAGAACGAAAAGATGTGGGAAGAAGAAAACAAGAAGGAAGTCGTACAGGATCCTAAGGGATCTGATCTACGAAATATTGGTATATCTACTGGAGACTTTGACGCCGACACTGAAACTGCCGATAACATCGAAGGTGCTGAAGGGGCTCCTGAAGGAGAACCAGGCGGTGTTGCCGGCCCTGTGTCTAATGCTGCTTCGGCTCCTAATGCTGCGGCTGGCGCCGCCGGTGGAGCACCAGGTGGCGGCAGCCCAATGCAATTCTAAAGATAAATATATTACGGAGCAAGCTAATGTTGTTACTAGAGATGTTCAACGAACCTATCATAGGTTTACAAGATGTCAACGATGACAATAGCAAACCTGTGTACAGAACGTCCCGTAAGACTAAACTAACCCTGAAACAAATTCGTAAACTCAGGAAGATGTTAGATGTTCGCAACTATGAAAAGAAGTTGTATCTGGATAGGGTCCGCGAACAATATGGTGCTAAACCTGAAGCGGCGCCTGGAGTCTAAATAACCCATTATCCTATAGTAATACTAAAAACGCAAAAAAATAGCACATAATGAGTGCTTTTTTGGTATACGGCTTAAATATATGTTATACAAAGCCATTTACTATCAGGAGAAAAATAATGGACATTAAGAAGTACGAAAAGTTAATCAACCTCGTTGTTAACGAGGATATCGATCAAGCTCACGAGCTATTCCACGAAATCGTAGTCGAAAAGTCACGCGAAATCTTTGAGTCAATCATGGCTGAAGAAATGGATGACATGGACGAAGGCATGGGCGGCAAAGTCGGTGACCTACTCGATGAGATCGATGCCGAAGAATCAGGCGAAGGCATGATGGAAGACGAAGATGACATCGACTTTGACGATGAGGCTGAAGATGACGGCGAAGAATTAACCCACGATCTAGAAATGGATCATGACGAGGGTGACGAAGCTGAAGAGCATGAAGAAATTGAAGATGCAGTGATCCGTATTGAAGATAAGCTCGACCAATTGATGGCTGAGTTTGAAGATATCATGGGCGGCGGCGACGAAGACATGGGCGACGAAGACATGGGCGACGAAGACATGGGCGACGAAGAAGACGAGATGGACGAAGACATGATGATGGAAAATATCAATCTTCAGAAGGTTCCAGTAACTCATGGTGACGATGGTGCACAGACAAAGAGCCCAATCGGTAAGACAGCAAATTCAGGACAAGCAGGAATGGACAGCAGACCAGTAAAGTTCGCTGGTTATTCAGAAACAGTTCCAACTAGTCCTAAAGGTCCAAGCAACTACGGTTCAAAGAGCGAAGGCAATCTTCCAGGAGCAGGTAACTTCAAGAACGTTCCAGGTAAGAACAACTTCAAGGACAAGGGTGACGCAACACCAAAGCCTGTGAAGAAGGATGAAGCATCCGGAACACACAGCCCAGTTGCAGAATCCCGTCGTCCTACCCGCAAGCCAATTAGATAATATAAGGGATCTGGGAACAAATGGCTTTGTATCTCTCAGACGATTCGGTTACACGTAATTCCGAATCTTTTAATGCAGAAGGTAAATCTGCATATGTGTATAGATGGACTCACGTACCTACTGGAAAGTGGTACGTGGGTTCACGTACAGCAAAGGGATGCCATCCAAACGACGGCTATTTCTGTTCAAGTAGAGAAGTAAAGCCATTGATTCAATCTAATCCATCTGAATGGAAAAGAGAGATACTTGCAACAGGTGATGCAGCACAAATGCGTAACTTAGAAGCAGAAATGTTGAAACAATCGGATGCAAAAAATGATCCGAAAAGTTTCAATAGACACAACGGTGACGGTAAGTTTACTACATTAGGTCGCATTGAACCGGAAGATATGAAACAAGCACGAGCAGCTAAACTAAAAGGTATTAAGAAACCTGAAGGATTTGGCGACATGGTTAGTGCAGTTCATAAAGGTAAATCTGTATCAGATATTACTAAACAAAAAATTGGAATTGCCAGCACCGGCAGAGTACAAAGTGATAGTGCTAGAGAAAAAAATAGATTGGCACACCTCGGCGAGAAGAATCATTTTTATGGCAAAACTCACACAGATGAGACGAAAATAAAGTGTGGTTCTAAAAACAAGGGAACCAAATCAACAAAATGGAAAGGATATTGGATTGCTCCTTCTGGTGAAAAATTTACCACCATCAAAGAAGCTCATTTAAAATATCCAGTTGTTGCTTTGAATAATTTAAGAATATGGTGCAATACTAATAAAAATGGATGGTCATTTGAACCATGTGGAGAAATACATGGCTAATAGTTATCTAAGAGAAAATCTCACTTTTGATAAAGCAGGGATGATTGTTGAGTCTGTAAAAGAAGGCGACGACAGTCTAAAAACTCTGTATATGAAAGGTATTTTCATCATGGGCGGAATTAAGAATGCGAACGAGCGTATTTACCCCGTCCGAGAAATTGAAACTGCTGTGGAAACTCTCAATAAACAAATTCATGAGGGTTACTCAGTTCTGGGCGAAGTTGATCACCCAGATGATCTCAAAATCAATCTAGATCGTGTATCTCATATGATCACTCATATGTGGATGGACGGTGCTAATGGTTTTGGGAAATTGAAAATTCTTCCGACTCCAATGGGTCAACTCGTAAGAACAATGTTGGAATCGGGAGTGAAGCTCGGCGTCTCTAGTAGAGGTAGCGGAAACGTTAACGATATGGATGGCCGGGTCAGTGATTTTGAAATCATCACTGTTGATATTGTTGCTCAACCGAGCGCTCCAAATGCATATCCCAAAGCAATTTATGAAGGACTTCAGAATATGAAGTACGGAAATAAAGTGTTAGAGATTGCTAAGGATGCTCAGGGCAACAAGAAAGTACAACGATACTTAGCTGAGGAAGTAAAACGCCTCATCACTGAACTAAAACTTTAAAAAGGATTAAAGGTATGCTAGATGCTATCAAACCATTACTTGAAAGTGGTCTAATCAACGAAGACGTAGGCAGAGAACTTAACGAAGCCTGGGAATCTAAGTTGAACGAAGCCCGCATTCAAGTTCGTGCCGAACTCCACGAAGAGTTCGCACAACGTTACGAACATGATCGCAGCGTTATGGTAGAAGCCCTAGATAAGATGATGACAGAAAATCTTTCAGAAGAAATTGCAGAATTTCAGAATGAAAGAACAGCAATGAACGAAGACCGTGTAAAAGCACAGTTGAAGCTGCGTGAAAGTGCTACTAAGTTCAATGACTTCATGGTTACAAAACTAGCCGAAGAGATCAGAGAACTACGCAATGATCGTAATATTCAAATGGAAAATCAGAAGAAGCTAGAACAATTCATTGTTCACGCCCTATCTCGCGAAATCAAAGAATTCGCAGTAGACAGACAAGCAGTAGTAGAAGCAAAGGTCAGATTAGTTGCTGAGGGACGCAAGCAGATCGAAGCACTCAAGAACAAGTTTGTTGCTGAAAGTGCCAAGAGAGTTAGCAACATCGTCACATCCCATCTTAAGGGTGAACTATCACAACTCAAAGAAGACATCAAAGTCGCAAGACAAAACAATTTCGGCCGTAAGATTTTTGAATCTTTCGCAAGTGAATTCTCTGTCACCTATCTCAACGATAAGGCAGAAACCCGCAAGGTAATGAAGGCACTCGCACACAAGGATCAACAATTGGCCGAAGCTACTAGCAAGTTGCAACAAGCAGCAAAGCTCGTAGAAAGCAAGGATCGTGAAGTCCGAATCATCAAGGAATCAACTCAACGTGAACAGACATTAGGTAATCTATTGTCTACTCTCAATGAGGAAAAAGCCGGCGTGATGAAGAGTTTACTCGAAAGCGTCCAAACCCCCAAATTACAGGCCGCATTCGACAAGTATTTACCAGCAGTTCTCAATACTGGTTCAGATGCAAAGCCTGCAAAGGCCAGAACAACTGGATCCATTATCGTAGAAGCAACTGGTAATAAAACTGCACAGGTTCAGCCTGAAGTTGATATGTTGGAAAAAGACAACGTTATCGACATCAAGCGTCTGGCAGGGCTTTAATATAGACATAATTTAGGAGATTACATATAATGTCAAAACTACTTTTAGAAAGCCGTTGGGGCGAGACCAAAGAAGCTCTGTTAGAAGGCTTAAAGGGCAATCGCCGCTCAACAATGGGTGTTATTCTCGAAAACACCAAGAAGCAACTACTCGCTGAAAGTTCAGCAGGTACGACTACAGCTGGTAATATCGCAACTCTGAATCGCGTTATCCTCCCAGTAATCCGTCGTGTTATGCCGACTGTTATCGCTAACGAACTTGTTGGTGTTCAGCCAATGACTGGCCCAGTTGGTCAGATTCATACCCTTCGTGTACGCTATGCTAACAGCTTGACTGATAACTCAGCAGCACAAACAAGCGTACAAGCTGGTGAAGAAGCACTTTCACCATTCAAGATCGCACAGGCATATTCCCGCGTTCAAGAAGGTACAACTGCAACTAACTACTACACTGGTGCAGACACTGCTACCCTAGAAGGTAACGGCGGAAAGCAAATCAGCGTACAGATCCTGAGACAAGCAGTCGAAGCAAAGTCTCGTAAGCTCCAAGCTCGTTGGACTTTCGAAGCAGCGCAAGACGCACAGTCACAGCATGGTATTGACGTTGAAGCAGAAATCATGGCAGCACTTGCTCAAGAAATCACTGCTGAAATCGATCAGGAAATCCTCCTATCACTTTCAACACTCGCTTCAACTGAGTATACCTTCAATCAGGCAACTGTTTCAGGTACTGCTACATACGTTGGTGACGAACATGCTGCTCTTGCAGTCCTCATCAATCGTGTTGCTAACTTGATCGCACAGCGTACTCGTCGTGGTGCTGGTAACTGGGCAGTCGTTTCCCCAGCCTCGCTCACTGTCCTTCAGTCAGCAACTACTTCAGCATTCGCTCGTACAACTGAAGGTACATTCGAAGCCCCAACTAACACTAAGTTTGTTGGTACTCTGAATGGCGCAATGAGAGTGTTCGTAAACTCTTATTCACCAGACACTCAGCCAGTACTCGTAGGCTACAAGGGATCATCAGAAACTGATGCAGCGGCATTCTATTGCCCATACATTCCTCTGATGAGTTCTGGCGTCGTACTTGATCCGACCACTTTCGAGCCGGTCGTATCATTCATGACACGTTACGGCTACATAGAACTCACTAATACCGCGAGCAGTTTTGGCAATGCCGCCGATTACGTTGGCGAGATAGCAGTACAAAATTTGACATTCCAATAGATCACGTTACAGTGATAACTATTAGAAAGTTATACAAGGTGGAAAAGGGGACTTCGGTCCCCTTTTCTTATGGTTATTATTGACAAACGCAGCAGACTATGATAAATAAAGATATGAAACACTTTATTTACAAAACCACTCATATTAATGGCAAGTACTACATAGGTAGGCATAGCACTGAAAACTTAGATGACGGATATATCGGTTCGGGTAGATGGCCATTATCTATTAAAGATAAATCTACACTAACACGAGAGATATTAGAGTTTGCGGATGACTTTGAAACATTGAAACAACGAGAAGGCGAATACCTTACCGAACATTACGGTAAGCCTAACTGTATGAATCAAAACATTGATCCTATTGGGTTCGGTACTGGAAAAAATAATCCTATGCTTAATCCTAAAGTCGCAGCAAAAATAACAGGTGACAATCATTACATGAGAAAAGATGCTGGGGCAAGAAAAACTGCAAGTGATAGACAAATAGAAGCATTCTCATCTGGTTCACATCCCTGGGTAACTAATCATCCTAACTTAGATGGTAGAAACGCCAAACTTGCATATGAACGAGGAACACACAACTCTATCACTAATAACCCATCAACCGTAAATGCTGAGAAGGGTACGCATCATTGGCAAAATGGCAAAAGTCCTAATGCTGATGGCAAACTCAATAAGAAGTTGATTGCTGACGGTACTCATAACTTCTTGGGACCTGACATGAACAAGAAGCGAGTTGAAGCGGGTACTCATAACTTTGTAGGATCAGAAGCCAACCTAGCACGATTAGCAGCAGGTACGCATCCATCACAGAAAAAGAAGACATGCGAACACTGCGGAAAGACCGCAAGTGTTGGTATGTATAAGCGTTGGCACGGTGAAAACTGTAAATCACGATAAATAGAAGATGCGTATAAAAGAATTATTTGAAAGTCAATTGGATGAGATAACCAGGCCGCCGTTGGTTCAGGCTGAATATATCCTATTCAAGGCTGGTTACAAGAGACTAGATAATAATGATGCAGCCTATGCTCAAGTCTATGCGAAGCCCGGTGCCGCCTATGTAATAAAACTATTCAAATCTCATGACACTGCTTATATGGCTTTTGTTGATCTTGCAAGAGCCAACAAAAACATACATTTTCCAGTATTCAAAGGTAAGATGATCAGGGTCACTGATCAATACCATGCTATACGTATAGAGAGATTGACGCCTGTTCTGTCTATACCAGAAGTAGGTAATGCCCGGACTGTAGCCGATATAATGGACAACTACATGATAGCTCCTCCGGATGAACACCGAGAACAGCAGATGGATATGATAGAAAAGAGTCAGCCGGGTATAAAAGCTGTATGTGATCTCATCGCCAATAAATTGTTACCAACATACGAACTTGATCTCCATAGCTTTAATATCATGATGCGTGGAAACGTGCTAGTAATAACGGATCCAGTGATGTAATGATAAATATATACATTATCAATAGGAGATAAAAATGACAGACACCACACTAACAACAGGTGAACAACTAACTTTTACCTATGATCAAGTATATTCCACAGAAGATGAGACAGTTGGTGCAGGAAAGACTGGCACTGGGGTTACTATCGTCAACGGAACACCGGTGTTCGGTAAAGTATCGCCTAACCTCACAGGCTCGGGTATAGCGATGAAGATCAATCAAGAACAATTTGATATTATTGCTAATACCAGTTCAGGACAGAATCCTTTGCACGGATATGTTTATACCGCTATCTGGGCAGAAGGCAGTACATATGCTACGACTCCAGTTGAAGTATGGTATGATACACTCGCATTGTTCGGCAATCCGTGTTATACACTATGGGTAATTGACCCTACTGACACTACTTATAAGACAGGAGCCACTGGTACTTACAATTTCCCAGTCACTATCGTGAATTCTCCTGATGTCAACGGTGGCCCGGTACCTAGTTAATTGTTGGTTGCGACAACTTCTAGACAATATGAAAAAATGCGTTCTGGTAAATAGATCGCTCGTTGGCACGGTGATAACTGTAAGAAGAAAGATAGCTAAAATGAAAATCCATGAGATGACCATGCGAGGTGGCGACTTCAATGATGTTGCTAACAAATTTGTTGCCGCCAAAAAAGATGAATGGAAAAAGAACGGCAAACATGTAGGTGATATTGAGAACTTCTCAGTATCACAAGATGGCTATTATTTCTCTATCTGGGACAATGATGAAATAGTTGCTTGTACTTCTTTAAAAGGTTCTACTGATACAAATATAGTAGATGATGTATGGGTAAATCCTGAGTATAGAGGACAAAAAATATTCTCTAAACTTATATGGTTCTACAAGACTAGACTGAACAGAGATAACATATTAATAGGACAAGTCCATTCTAAAGATATGCAAGAAGTCATAAAAGGACTTAGTAGATTTGACAAGTATTGGTATAATATTGAAACCAAAGAAAAGAAGCCATTTTCATCAGACACCCTTGATGATTTCTACTCGTACACACAGATCACGCCATGGAGACTGATGTTAGAGAATGCTGGTGATTTCTCAAGTTGGCCTAAATTTACAGAAGGTAAAAGCTTTATGTCGGAATCATACGATCCTTACATAGACTGATATGTTCGTTGGCACGGAACTATAAATACCATAAGGAACAAGAAATTACCATTATGGAGAGATCGTAACCTATCTTGGATAAATAAGTACTGTGTAAGGAATGGATAAGAAAATGTTATGTACGAAATTAATACTTAAGGATTTGATTTCAAAAGCTCCTATAATAAATCCTATATACCGTAGTGCATTCCTTTCTAACCCTGAATCAGACTTTATATATATTCCTATACAAAAGAACGCCCATACTTGGACTGTGAATGAACTTCTTGCTAGGGGATTTACTAATAAAACATTTTTTCATAACCCAGAATACATCAATGCGAAAGACACAATTGTAGTTTTACGCGATCCCATAGAAAGATGGATTTCTGGGATGGCAGAATATTTTTCTATAGCATTGTGGGATATGAAGTTGCTTGATACTTCAACCGACGTTATAGATGAAGAAATGTTAGAAATTATTATAAACAAAACAGAATTGGATCAGCATACCAGATCACAAACTGATTTTATTAAAAAAATTAATATGAATAAACTCATATTTTTTAACTTTCACGACAACTATACGATGCGGTTTAGGGATTTTTTAAATTCACGTGGCTTGCTGCAAGATGGAGTAAACTGGGCTAAGTTGAATAGCACTGATACCAAATTCAGAACCCCGCATAAAACACTACGGTGGGTTACTTTTTTCAATGAAGTCCTAAAAAACCCACAATATCTCAAAAAAATACAAAATTTCTATGAAGAAGATCAAAAACTGATAGATTCCGTTAAGTTCTATCAATAGTTCAAGAAATCCTAGTATCACCGTCTACTGTAGCATTGTAGATTGACTTGCGTGCTGTACGCATTTTCTTATTATGTATTCTAGCACAATTAGCACATAAAGTCAAGAGATTATTTTTTGATTTGTTGTTTTTATTACCATCTCTGAAGACGAGGTCAAGCTGAACCTTATCTTTTGGTACAAATCCGCATTCCTCGCATATCATTTTCTTATGCTGTAGATGTTTGAATCTATCATTGTAGATCGCTTTAGCACAGTCAATACAATATCTATGCCATTGCTGGAAACCATATTTGCTTCTGCCGTTTGGTTTGG